ATTGCGGAGAATTGGGATATGTTTCTGGCAGAGGTTGCAGTAAAACCTGAAACAAAACTTGCATGGCAAGAGATATGTTCTGGTATAGATGATGTTTATGATGGTATAGATGAAATCTATGGGAATAATGTAAAACTTAATAAAGAAAAAAGAAGAATAAAGATACACTTTCCAGATGTAAAATGGTACGAGAGCAGGAAAGATGTTGACTCTTACATGACGTTGTTTCACAGCGTTCAACCTTATGAAGATTATATTGATGCTATATATCTAAGAGTTGGTGATGATATAGACGACATGGAAGAAAAATATTATGGTGAAGGGTGGGATCTTGCTTACATAGAACGAAAGATAAATATAATTAAAGGGGAATGAAGATGAGTTATAAGAGTTATAAAACCACTGGCTTTGCTGGTGGTACTCACTTTCAAGGTTACTTAACTACTCCAAGAGGTACGATTGAGAAGGCTTTTGGTGAGGGTATAAGGTTTACTGAGGGTGGAGAAACTAAGGTTTCTATCCAATGGGATATTGCTTTCAAGACTGAAGACGATAGGACTATTCATGCCACCATATACGCATGGAAAACTGAAGGCTATGTACCACCAGTAGATGAGTTGTTTAGGTGGCATATTGGTGGTCATAATATTGATGCCTTAGATTATGTTTATCAGGCTATTGAGAAGGTTAAGGAACTATGAACGTAGACCCCAATAGAACTGGTTTTAGGGTTGGTATTCCGCTATTGCTGCTGGAGTATCCAGACCACCCAGAGCTATGCCATAGGTCACAAAGAATTGTAGACATAATAATTATTAAACTATTAGCAAACAACAAGGAGAAATAATATGAGTATTACAAACCATAATAGATACATTTACTCTACATCTTTTGATGAGTATGAAGATGAAAGAGTTGAGGAATGTTTTGAGCAATTCATTAATGATGAGGATTGGAGAGGTGAAGCACTGTGTATTATAAATAAGAAGCACCCAGAGTATATGCTAGAATGCCACCTCAACGACTCGCACCCAGAAGATGGGTCATTGTTTGAAGATACTATATTAGACATGGTAAGAGAACACATACAGGAGTATAGATAATGAGAATAGAAAACTTAGAAGAAACCTCTTTAGATAGGGAGTTAAGAAAAAAACTACAACAAGGATATGTTGATGCTACTAGAGCAGAACATAAAAGGTATTTAGATGGGGCATTAGACTACATCTATGGTAGACCATACGATAGTGAGAGAGTAGAACAAGGTGATATGTTGTATGACTTAGGACATAGTAAAGCAAAAGAAATATCTACAACAGTAGAAGAAGAAGATGAAGAAGATGAAGAAGAAAGATTGTCTAAGATATACAAGCCTTTTCAAAGAGGTTGGGTTAATAGGTGGTGGGAGAAGTAGTTAGTTTTTTAGCATATGTTTTTAAAGGGTAGCACAATTATAAAAAACAATACAGTAAATAATGGAGAAAATAAAATGAGTTCAAAAGATTTAACTGAGATAGAGCGTAAGATATTTATTAAACTGTTGTTGGGTTGGGATAACTTGACAATAGAAGACCAGCTAAAAATGAAAAGAAGCAAGATAAAAAATATTATCTTTAGTATCTTTAAGAAATTTGGTGTACACTCAAGACCAGAGTTACTGGCTAAGTACATACCTCATGTTATTATTCAGAGAGAGGAGAAGAAACTAAATGGATAGTGATAGAGAGTTATATGACATTGTATTGTATTCAACAGAAGATAAAGTTAAGTACCTAAGTAAAGGTTTAAACCTTGAGCAAGCTACTGAGTACATGAATAATCATAAGACCATACCGCACACCATGATTGGTTTAATACCACATAACAATGGAGAGGAAGATGTTAGAGAATAAAGATAAGGGAACATTCTTATATCACACTAGCTGTGAATTGTGTGGAAGTTCAGATGCCCATGCAAGGTACTTACAGGCTGATGGCAGTGAAGATGGTACTTGTTTCTCTTGCAATACATATCACAAATCTAGTACAGCAGAAGTTGTACCGATTAAACAATATAAGGCTAGTAAAATGAAAACGATTGAGGAGATAAACGACCTACCTATTCTTGGTGTACCTGATAGGTTAATTAAAAAAGAAACAGCAGAGAAGTACAGAATGAGAGCTAGCTTATCAGAGAAAGATGGTGCAACAGTTACTCACTTGTACTGTCCTGATACTTTAGATGGGAAGCTAGTTGGTTATGAGTGTAAGGATACAGCTAACAAAAGTTTCTCTAGTGTAGGAGATAGGAAGGGTGAGTTAGATTTGTTTGGCAGTTGGACTTGCACTGGTGGTAACAAGTTGTTCATCACTGAGGGTAGGCTAGATGCTATGGCATTACATCAAACAATCACTGACCTTAACCCAGAGAAATACAAAGCGTTTAAACCTAGTGTTGTTAGTTTAACTAGAGGTGTAGGTACAGCAGTTAAAGACCTACTAAGTAACAAGAAACTCTTGGCTAAGTACAAAGAGGTAGTGCTAGTATTTGATAACGATACTCATGGTAAGAAAGCAACTAAGGATTGCCTTAAAGTATTCCCATTATATAAGACAGCCAAGCTAGACCTTAAAGATGCTAACGAGATGCTCATGAAAGGTAAGGCTCAAGAGTTGTATGATGCTTGTGTGTGGAACGCTAGTGTTGAAAGACAGGGTGAGGTTGTAGATGTACATGACATCATAGAGAGTGCTATGCTTAAGCCACAAATGGGTATTAGTTTTCCTTGGCAAACTGTAACCAAGGCTTGCTTTGGTATCAGACCCCACACTATCCATTGCGTAGGTGCAGCACCTAAGATTGGTAAGACAGATCACCAGCACCAGTTAGTACACCACCTAGTGTACAATGAGAAGGTAAAGGTAGGTATGTTTGACCTTGAGAATAGTCCAGTCAAGACAGCTAAGAAGTTAGCTAGTAAGCAAGCAAAGAAAGATTTTACTAGACCTGATACTGTGTACCAAGACAGTGAGTTAAGACAAACACTTGAAGGATTAGATGGTAAGGTTAGGTTCTATGACAGGGCAGGGTCAAGAGATTGGGAAGCAATAAAAACTACTATTACAGAGATGCACTTACTAGATGGTATAAATATATTTATGATTGACCCTATGACTACACTGGTGCAAGGGTGTGATGCTAGTCAAACTAACACTGAGTTAGGTAAGATATGTAGTTCTGCTGCTGACTTAGTATCTGTGTACCCTATCACTATATTCTTTTACTCTCATGTGAACCCCAAACCTAAAGGCAGTATGCCACACGAGAAAGGTGCTAGAGTGTACAGCTCTGAGTTCTTTGGTAGTAGATCAATGGAAAGGTTCTTTCATTATGGTCATGGTATCAGTAGAGATAGAAGTGATGAGTGTCCAGATGATAGAAAGAATATGTCAGAGTTCTATATGTTATTTGACAGGGATTTTGGTCAGTCTTATACTTGTGATGTATACTTTGATGAGAGTACAGTAACCTACTTAGAACCTATGAGAAGGAGTTGGTAATGAGTAACCTATATGATTTTGATGGTAAGGATTACAAGAAAGATCGTGACCAAGTTAGATTATCTAGCAACCTTGATATACTAAGAGAGTATATGGAAGGTAGAGGAGCTTTAACAATCAATCAGATAATTGAAGGCACAGGATTGAAAAGCCACACAGGTGTGAGTGCTAGTATAAGAGAACTAAGAAAACCCAGACATGGTAGTAGGACTGTAGAGCGTAACTATATTAGTAATGGTTTATATAGTTATCAGTTGATGCCTAAAAAAACTACAACTATAGTTAATACAGTTAAATCAAATGAGTTTGTATTTGATATAGAAGCTGACTCATTAGATGCTACCAAGATACATTGCATGGTAGTCAATGGTAAGGAAGTTGATAAGACTTTCTTTGAGAAACTTACACCCAAAGATACTTTGATAGGTCACAACATCATACGCTATGACATACCAACCCTTGAGAGATTGTTAGGTATAAAGATTAAAGCTCAACTGATTGATACCCTAGCCCTGAGTTGGTATCTGTTTGATGTCAATAGGCATGGGCTTGAGCAGTGGGGTGAGCGTTTAAACATTGAGAAGCCAACCATTACTGATTGGGAGAACTTAACAAGAGAGGAGTACATTCACAGGTGCAAAGAAGATGTGAAGATTAACACTAAGCTATGGGGATTACAGAAGTCTTTGTTGATTAAGATTTATGATGGTGACTACCAACCCTTAGTCCGTTACCTTTCATTCAAGATGAAGATGGGTATGCTGCAAGAGAAATCAAAGTGGAAGTTAGATGTAGATAAAGCTAACACCTTACTCAATCAGTTAGAGATAAAGAATGAGCAAGCAATCAATGAACTATCTAAGGTCATGCCAAAGGTTCCTAAGATAGCAAAGCGTAAAAAACCCAAGCTCCCTTTCAAACAAGATGGAAGTTTATCTGTGGCAGGTGAGAGGTGGAAGGTCTTAGCAGAAGACAATGGATTTACTATTGAGTACGACCACGAGATTGAAGAAGTAGTAGGTCAGGACGAACCTAACCCTACCAGTAGTAAACAAGTTAAAGATTGGTTGTTCTCTTTAGGTTGGAAGCCAATGACATTTAACTTTGTAGATGACAGGGAGATACCCCAAGTAAAAACTAAAGATGGTGAGTTGTGTAAGTCTATTAAGAAGCTATCCCTACTACACCCAGAAGTATTGGTGCTTGAAGATATGGCAGTAGTTAAACATAGGATAGGATTAGTTAAGGGCTTACTAAAGAATGAACAAGGTGGATATGTCATTG